TCTGAAGAAAATTTATTTAAAGTTGTATCTGACAAATATGGCGTGGACAAAAATATTTTTACTATTAACCGAGCATTGGATGCAAAAGGATATCAAGTAGAAACTTTCTTTATTCTTTTAGAAGATTCTACGCACAAAGAGCCTATTAGATTATTATTTGAAGATAATGATCCCGATTCAATTAATACGCCTATTGCATATCAAAACTCAAATACAATAGTTCAATTTGAAAGTAATTTTGAAGTAGAACAAAATAAAAATGAGGGGTATAGGAATATAAAAATTCTTAAACCGGAAATTGTGCAAGAAGTATTAAACAACTACAAAAAATTGATGCAACGATAATGCTTGAAGAAGTTCTACAAACACCCGGTGAAGTAGTAATACAGAATCTTGCTTTGGTATCTTTTACGCAAGGCAAGTATGTCAACCTTACAGATTATTTAATTGAATTAAACATTTATGAAAGTATATTCACTCCTGGTGTATCTGGCACTGTAACTTTATCTGATAGCAGAAATCTTGCAGAAGAATTTGCATTACTAGGAGAAGAATACCTAATTGTAACATTAAAAACTCCTAGCTTATCAGATGAAGATGCTATATCAAAAGCATTTAAAATATATGGGTTAGAAGACAAAAAATATTTTAACGATGGTAGTACTTTAGTATATCAATTAAATTTTGCATCTATAGAAACATTTAATGATGTTATTAATCCAATTTATAAAGGGTTTGAAGGTTCCCCTGAAGAATTGGTAACACGAATTTATATTGATTATATGCAAGCAGATAGGAATGTTGCATTAGAAGGTGAAGCGCCGGGAAAAGTAAAAACGCCAATAACAGTATTCGGCGAATCATCTAATTCTATTAAATTTGTAAGTCCGGGATGGACGCCTGTTGAATGTATAAATTGGATAGCAGGTAAGACTGCACCTAAAAATAAAGAACCCGCAAATTATTTGTTTTGGGAAACAACCAAAGGATTTTACTTTGGTAACATAGGTTCTTTATTTAAAAATCCTGCAGAAATAAGTGTAGGTGAATATATTTACTCTCAATCATTTATTAATTCACTTACAACCGATGAACGCCATAAATCAATGTATGCTATTAAGAATTTAAGTGTGCAACAATCGTTTGATCAATTAGATAATTCTATGTCGGGATATTTGTCAAATAGAGTTGTTGATGTTGATTTATATAATAAACAGTTTAAAAATGTCGATTACGACCATGGAACAGAATTTCAAAATTATAAACATATGGATGGTGTAAAATCTACACCATTGTTTGATCCAACAATAGTAAGGAATGCCCTATCCTATGTTGATATAAATTATAGTCATTCTAAATTGCATGACAATAATCCAGAAAATTTTGACGTAAAATATAAAGATATATTTGGTAATAGAAGATCTAATTTAGTTGAATTAGATAATTTTAAAATGGAATTAGTTATACCTGGAAGAACGGACATAGAAGCAGGTAATATTATACAAGTTAGAGTTCCAAAGAAAAAAGGCGGAGCTTTAACTGAAGAAGATAAAAATAACTATGTAGACGATCAATTATATTCGGGGTACTATTTGATTACAAATTTATCGCATAAAATTAATCTTAGAACACACTATATCACAATGGATGTTACTAGAAATTCTTTTCTAAGTAAAGAGGTGCAGAAATGAAAGAAATGGTTTGGTGGTCAGGTGTTGTTGAGGATAGGGATGATCCTGAAAAACTTGGTCGTTGCAAAGTAAGAATATTTGGTTATCACACTGATGATACAGGGTTATTGCCTACAAAAGATTTGCCATGGGCAATACCTATACAACCAATAACTTCTGCAGCAACATCTGGTGTAGGTACAACACCAATTGGTTTAGTTACAGGTTCTTGGGTTGTTGGTTGGTTTCTAGATGGTGAAGATGCACAAAAACCTATAATGATAGGAACTATTGCGGGTAAACCTTTAACCAATGTAGAAACAAACGCAAAACAAGCTCAAGCAAGTACAGAAATCAATACATTAAAAGATAGCAGAAACAATATATTATATGACCAACTAGGCAATCCTATTAGTAATGATAGCGTACAACTAGATGCAACTGAAACCCTACCACCGTTAAAGTCTCAAGATTTAACAAAATTAACTGGCGCAATTAGCAATACATTATCGGCAGGAGATTATACTAAAGTTGGTAGTAACGGAGAACTTGGCAAATATCAACTATCATTATCTACACTTGTGGATCTTGGATATTTACAAAGACCAACGGGCGGAATAATTACTAGCACACTAGCAGATAGTGATGATAATTGGACCAATAAAGATGGTATAAAATCTAAAAAAGCATTTCTAGCTAACACAAGTGTTCAAGAATCAGCTATGTTTAATTATACTAAAAGTAACTATGATACTTTAGTTAGATTAGGCAAAGTTAAAGAAACAGATAATTATCAAGTTGTGGGTGGATTGCTGGCATCTGCTCATGTGATGGGCGCAAAAAATTCAGACAAATTGGATAAGAAAGATACTGCAGGACAAAAAGCTAGAGATTTTTTTATTGTTGGTAATTCTATATTAGGCGGAGACTCTACAGAATTTTTAAGATCATATGAAGAAGCAGGCAATTATTTGCCAAATACTTCTACATTAAATAATGAAGAATTAGCTAAGGTTAAGGGATTTGAAGACCCCAATAAAAAATATCCTAAGTATGAATATGCAGGATTATCAGATGTCAATAAACTTGCAGTAGGTGATAGAACTCATTTATCTTTTCAAGTAAAATAAAATAATAAAATAGAAAAAATACCTTTAGCAAAAACATCTCAAACTTGGGATGAACCAGAACCAGCGTTCGCGGGTAATTATCCGTATAATCAAGTATTAGAAACAGAAGCTGGCCATGTTATAGAAATAGACAGTACGCCAAATGCTGAAAGAATACAGATATTCCATAAAAAAGGAACCTATATTGAGATAGACGTAAATGGGTCAATGGTTAGGAAAACAGTTGGCGAAAATTATGAGATAATGGATCGTAATAATTTTGTATATGTTAAAGGTGCACAGTGTTTAACCGTTGAAGGCAAGACAAGTATATTAGTTAAAGACGATGCTGTTATAGAAGTCGAAGGTGATTTATCCGTAACGGGTCACGGAGATACTTTAGTTCAATCTGCAGGCAATATGGCTGTTGTTGCTGATACTGCAATAGTTTCTGCAAAAAACGGTTTGGATATTGCATCAGAGGGCGCTATTAATATACAATGTAAAAGTATAAGTATGCGGTCTAGTAGCGGAGCAATCAATATTAAATCTAGTTCAGATTTGAATTTACAATCTAGTTCTACAGGAGCATTAAGCTTAAAGGGCGGATTAACAGTATTAATTGATGCAGCAATAATAAAAACAAAAATGGGTGCAAATCTTATAAAAGCAATTGCATTGGGCGTGTTAACACCCCCAGGAAAGAAAACACCCAATACAACACAAATACCTGTACTGCAAAGAAAAGCTCTTAATGATGATTCTTTCTTATTAGATTCTGGAGAAACAGGGGCAAGCGAGTACAATAAACAAAGAGCGGCAGCTGGAGAAATTTCTAATAATATTCAACTGAAACCCAATTCCACGGATCTTAATAATCCAAACATTACGTCTTCGGGTGATTATAATATTACACCTGTTAGTTGTGAAATTTGTAAACAATTCAATAATAGTTTCCCAAGATCATTTAAATTATCAAAATCATTTACATTGGGCAATTTGCTTGTAGGAAAATATGGTCCAGCATTACAATCTCAAAGAGGGTTGCAGGAACAAGACATTGTATGTAACTTAATACAGTTAGCTGAAAATTGTTTGGAGCCAATTAAAACTAAATATCCCGATATGATTATTAGTAGCGGATTTAGAATTGGTGCAAATACTAGTGACCATGGAATAGGAGCAGCTGCAGATTTAGTTTGGCCAAATAGAAAAATTAGCGAAATTAAAGAAATTGCTGCTTGGATTACAGCAAATGTGCCACACCGACAAGTTCTTTTGGAATATGAAACATATACTGGAACTGATAAAATTAGAGTAGCATGGATACACATTGCGTTCTTAACTGATAAAGGGTCATTAGTTAAATCTCAATATGCGCCAGTACAAACATTTGTAAATCACCAATACAAGTACAATAAATTGGTAAATCTAGCATAATAAATATCAATTATGGCAACACAAAAATCGATAAAAACTTTTGTAGATTTAGATCTTTCGTTTAAGGTTAATCCTTTTACTAAAGACTTATACCTAAAAACAGATGAAGAAGCAGTTAAAACTGCGTTAAAACATCTTATACAAACACGAAATTTTGAAAGACCGTTTCATCCTGAAATAGGAACACAAATACATTCATTGTTATTTGAAAATTTTTCTCCTGCAGTAAAAATTGCAATGGAAAGAACTATACGTCAATCAATAACAAAATTTGAACCAAGAGTAAGATTAATAGATGTAAATGTTTCAGAGACAGTTAACGAAAATGATTTAAATGTGAATATAATATTTGCTTTGAAAAATACAGATAACCCAATAACAATTACAACTTTACTAAGTAGAGTACGATAAATGGCAAATTACAGATTAGCAGAATTAGACTTTGATGATATTAAAGTCAATCTCAAGCAATTTTTAACAAACTATAGAGATAAAGATAATAATCTTATTTTTAAAGATTATGATTTTGACGCATCTAGTTTATCTATACTGTTAGATTTGTTAGCATACAATACACACTATAATGCCTATTTAGCAAATATGGTTGCAAATGAAATGTTTTTAGATTCTGTTGTTAAAAGAGAATCTGCAGTATCAATTGCAAAGCATTTAGGTTATAGACCATTATCCTACAGAAGCGCAAAAGCAAGAGTTTCGTTCACAATTAATAATCCGGTAGATACCCCGCCTTCATTAACATTGCCAAAATTCTCGCCATTTACTACAACAATTAATAATACGCAGTATACATTCTCAAACTTAGATGCAGTTACAATTAAACCAACTAACGGTGTTTATACATTTACAGATATAGAAATTATAGAAGGTGAAGCATTAAGCTATGTGTATAGGGTAGATGTTTCTGGTCCAGGGGAAAAATATACTATACCTAATAAAAATGTGGACACAACCACAATTAGAGTAACAGTGCAGAATTCTTATACTGATTTAACAACACAAAGTTATTCGTTAACAGACAATTTAGAATCATTAACAACAGAATCCAAAGTATTCTTTTTAGAAGAAAACCCATCTGGTTATTATGAAATATTTTTCGGCGACAATGTATTAGGGAAAAAATTAGTATCCGGGAATTTAGTAAAAATTGAATATCTAATTAGTAATGGTTCCGTTTGCAATGTGTCTGGAGAAATTGAACAAACCTTTTCTCTTGGATCTTTAGTTGGAGGAGTTAATTTAGGATCAACTATAATTGCTGGAATAAATTCATCGGGTGGAGCTGAGCCAGATACTTTAGAAGAAATTAAATTCAAAGCTCCACGTTTCTTGTCTTCGTTCAATAGAGCAGTGACGGCAAAAGATTATAAAGCAATTATCGAATCAAATTATCCATTAGTTGAATCTGTATCTGTTTGGGGCGGAGAAGAAAATACTCCACCAAAATATGGTAAAGTTATTATTTCGTTAAAACCATACTCTGGTTATACTATCAATACAGAACTTAAAACAAAAATACTACAAGACATTTTACAAGATAAAAAGATAATGTCTATTATACCTGAATTTATTGATCCAAATTACCTACACATTACCTTAGATAATAAAGTAAAATTTGATCCAACAAACTCAAGATACACGGCGCCTGAAATACAAACCTTAGTTAAAGCAAAAATTGAAGAATATTTTTCAGTAGAGTTACAAAAATTTGATAAAGACTTTATATATTCTAAACTATCAAAGACAATTGATTCTATCAATTCATCTATTATAGGTAATGTAACAAGTTTTAAAGTACATAAAAGAATAACACCCAGTGTTAATATATCAAATAGTTATACGGGGTCAACCCAAATAAAATTTGCAAATAAATTATTGTCAGGGAGCATACAGTCTACAGGATTTTATTATAAAATAAATGACGAAATAAAAGCTGTATACATTAAAGATATTTTAACAACCAGTGGTATTAGTTCTTTAAGTTTATTTGATCTATATACTGACAAAGTTTTAACACCTTCATTTGGTATTGTTGATTATGTCAATGGAACAATATCAATTGCAAATATTAACCCTGCAGGTTACATTGAGAACAGTAATGATATTCGATTCTACGCTAAAATTGAAGAATTAGATATTAATGCTACAAAAGATTTAATACTTATCATAGATGATGGTACGGTCGACACAACATCTAAGCGTTTAGCCGGATTAACAGTAACAGTAACAACATAATAAAATGGCAGAAAATATTTTTGCACCCGATACTTTATTGGGTCCTTTAAAATTATACGGGACGTCAAAGCCCGAGAGTTTTGCTGGCTATCAAACTGGTTGGTTCTATCCTTTGTATACTACACGTAAAGAAGCAATACAAGCAGATATGGATAGGACAGGCAAAGGCATTTATCAGACTATTACATTCTATGGACGTACAGGTGAGTTCTATATTCCTGATAGTTTTAAAAATTTAGCACAACTAAAGGATCCGTTAATTTATACTTTATATGAGGGCAATGGTGCAGAAAATCCCTTTAAACGAATACAGAATAGATTATCAATTCTAGTTGAAGATCAATTACCTGATTTTATTCAATCTGATTATGGAATGTTTGTGACATTCATAAAAGCATACTATGAGTTTTTAGAGCAAAATAATCAAGCTCAAGAAATTCTACAAGATATTTCTAAGTATGCAGACATTGATGAAACAACAGAAAACTTAGTTACTAGATTTATACAAAATTATGCAAACGATTTAACATCATCAAATAGTGCAAACAACAGACTATTAATTAAAAAGATAAGAGAAATCTATAGCAAAAAAGGAACTGAACCTGCTTATAGAATTTTATTCAACGTTTTATATAAAGAATCTATAGACTTTTTCTATCCCTATGATGAAGTGTTAAAAACATCCGATGGCAAATTAATTAGCCCTCGTGCATTAAGAGTTAAACAAATTACGGGCAGACAAAACATTTTTGATTTTGAAAATACTGAAATTCAAGGAGTAACTTCAAAGGCAAAAGCAATTGTGAACAAAGTAATACAAATAGATTTAAATGGCTTCGATGTATATGAATTACTATTGGATTCTACAAGTATAACTGGCGAATTTCTTGCCGATGAACAAATTATTGCAACAAAAACTATACTATTAACTGACACACAATTTACGACAACCAAATTAATTGCAAGATTATATTCTATTGTCAGCAGAATAGACATTGTAGACGGCGGTTTAGGTTATAAAAAAGATAGCCCAATTACCATAACAGATGCAACGGGTATTCTAGCAAAAGCAAAAATTAGTAGTGTTAATAGATTTGGTGCCATTACAAATATAGAAATTATTGAACCAGGATTAAATTATAGTACAAATACAATTGCAGATCCAGGGTTACCTACAGAAACTTTAGCTGGCACATATATTGTTAAAAAGGGTCAAGTTACTTTGACATTCCCTGTTCAACACGGTTTAGTCAGAGGAAAAAATATAAGTGCATTTTATACTGGAAATGTGTTTAGTCCTATTGACAACACCTCACATAAAGCTGTAATTACATCAGTTCCTAATGTAAGATCAATTAGATATAGATATCCTGGATTCTAAATGGCAACGTATACCTTATCACAAACTTCTTCTACAGTAAATGAAGGTTCAAATGTAACTATTATTTTAGATACAGCAGGATTGCAAAATGGCACTTTAGTTCCGTTTACTATTACTGGCACAGGCATTGATACTGATGATTTTGTAAGTACCTCTTTGACTGGCAATTTTAATGTTCGTAACAATCAAGGTAGAATAACTTTAGATCTAAAGAAAGATTTAAAAACTGAATTTGATGAAACATTTTATTTGACTTTAACTGGAACCGGTGGCAATGAAAACATAGGTGTTATCGTAAAAGATACATCTACAACAACATCTAATATTGTAGTTAAATTTACAGTTTCGTCTGCATCCTCAATTATATTTGAAGGTAGTTATGCTACATTTTATGTAAAAGCTGTTGATTTAGCTGCTGGCACAGTTGTACCTTATAGGTTATTGGGAACTCAAGCTGCTGACATTGCGGAAGGTACACTTACAGGATTAGCAACATTTTTGCCAACCGGTACGGCAAATCAGACACAAGCAAACGTTACGTTAACTGTATTGGATGATAAAACAACTGAAGGTATAGAA